AAACGACAGCTTCCGCTTCAAAAACAGCTCGGCGAATGCCGCCAAACCCGCAAAGGAGAAATCTCGGAACTTGACGAACGCCTGACCCCGAAACCATCATCAAGCCGGGTCAGTTCTCAATGGAAACCCCGGGTCAAATCTCAGCGGAACTCGACAGAGGCGGGGTGAAATACGCGGCCAGACGCCGGCGTAGCGCATCCGGCATCAGAAGGGCATAGAGACTCGCTACCCAGTAGTGTTTTTCGTCGTGCGGCAAGCCCGACAAGAACCTATGCGCTTCTCGATTGACCAGTCGCCTTTCGAGAATTGCCTCGCACAACTGCAGCGGGGTAATTCGAGAGCGCTTCAAACTGGACGTTATCTGGCGGAGATCGCGCAATCGCCTGTTCAGCGTCGGCACCGACTCCTCCCATAGGTCTTGCTCACCCTCCGCCGCGCGCATTCTGTTACTGGGCCCCCGACCCAAAAAAGATGAATCTTTTGCATATGCCAGAAAGAAATAGGACAATCAAGGTTTACAGCTCATTTTCAGATTTTGCTTCTCAGAGTTCACGTTAAGAGCCCTTGCACGCTGTAAGCGAGCTCCGGCATAGCGGCGATGACAAACGCGCTGTCCTCAGCCCTCTTGATCAGGCGCGCCCAGTATTCGGCGAGCGACCTCCTCGATCGCGCACCGCTCCTGATCGTCGATTTTCAGTTTCAGAGGTCACCGGCGCTCGGCGTGATGCCTTTTCGCCGATGGTAGCACTGCGCAAGATTTGTTTATTTGGTTTTGTTCGTGTGGATGATGGAATTGCGCGCGTTAACGAGCCAGCGCGCCGAGCGGGCGCTCCTCAACCAGCATTCGACTATTCGGGTTATTCATTGAACCGGCTTGCCCACATTGCGATTGAAGGACGGCGCGGCGGCGGTTGGCCAACGGCTGGTTGCGGCCGTCGCGCCGCCCGGGCGCGCAAATCGATCGCCTTGACCGCCGGCGATTGCCGCACCGCCCAGGCGTAGCACAGCGCGTCGAGAGCCTCGGTCCGCTGACCACGCCGCTTCGGTACAAATTCGATGATCGGCCGGTTGCGCACGTAGCGCACCCGCCGGATCTCGCCCGTGACCTGGTCGAACCAGTCTTCCGACAATTCGTCCGAGACCCTGAGGGCGTGGGGATTGGGATGGCCCTCGGCATCGAAGAGCTCTTGGCTCAGCAACTCGAGAACCGCCGTCTTGACCTGGTCGTGGCCGACGATGAAGAGCCGAGCGCTCTTGCCGCTCTTCACCCTTTGCGCCCTGGCCCAGATCGGCCGCGCGCCGCCGACGCCGCGGATGGCGTACACCCGGCGATGCAGCCGGGAGGCGCAAAAGTCATAGACGCGCTGGGTCCGCCCCTCGTGGCCGCCAGAATCGACGGCGCAGGCGTCCACCTTCATCGACCAACCGTGCGGATGCGTCCAACGCGTGCGCAGGAATTCATCGAACGCCGCCCAGGTCGCGTCCTCGAGCGTGTTCCCGTCGATGACGACATGGGCAAGGACCGCGGGCGCACCAGCGAGCGGCCAGCCTAGCGCGCAAACCTCGATACGGTCGTCCTGGACGTCGGCCCCGACCGTAAGCAGCACGATCTCCGTCGGGATGCGCTCAAGGCTGACCGGCTCGACCCGACCGGCGAGCGTCTCGGCCGACAGGCGGTTGATCGAGGTCTTCCAGGGTTTGCCGAGGACGAGGTTGACGAACACCTGCTGCTCGGCGGGCCCGCCGCGTTTGGCCTTGAGCCACTCGGCCGCGAGCTTGCCCCATGCGGCGTTGGGCAAAAGCGAGATCAGCGCGTTCAAGCGATAGCCACGATGATTGACGATCTCGGGGCGCATCGGCCGCCAGCGTCCGAGCTCGACGAGCTCGGGCTTGAGCTTCTCCTCGATCTCTGCCCCACAGCGCGGGCAAAAGCACGACGCCTTCTCCGGCTCGCCCTCCGGCCATTGGATCATCTCCCACAGGAGCTCGAACCACTCGGCGCAGTGCGGGCAGCAAATCTCGAAGATGCGCTGATCGCTCTCGGCGTAGGCGCGCTGGATCAGCGAGATGTCTTCCTCGGTCGGCGTCGAGCCCCTCACGATTTTGCGGTCGGCGTGGGCGAACGTGCGCTTCTCCGCGATGACGATCGGGTCGCCCTCGACGGTGATCTCCATCGCGTCGATCTCGTCGCAATAGAGCACGCGGAAGTCATGGCGCCGGAGCCGCCTCGGGGCGCGGGCCGACAAGATTTTGAGCGAGGCCCCGGTGCGGAAGCTCTTGCGGGTGAGGGTGTTTCGGCCGGTAAGCCGCCCGGGAATGATCAGCCCGCGCAAAATCGGCGTCGAGACGAACAAGGGCTCAAGCTCGTCGACCACATAGTCGCGGGCGTCCTCGTCGACGGGGACGAGGAGGCCGATCGAGCAGGGATCGGCCGCCGCCATCGCCGCCACCGCGATCATCAGTCCCTTGGTGAAGCCGACGCGCGACGGCTTAATGATCGATACATACTCCGGCGTCTTCGCGCCGATCGAATCGAGCGGCTCGCGCAGATAGGGCCACGTGCGATAGTGGCCCGGTCGCGCGTTCTGGGCCTCGGGCAGGACAATGTTCTCGTCGGCCCATTGGTCGAGCTTGAGCGGCGGCGCCGGCGCCCAGCGCTCCATGAGCCCCCCGACGATCCGCTCAATCTTCGTCTGGTTCATCGCTCGCGCCTGTCGGCAACGGGACGGGCCCCTTAAGCGCGATCTCGCGCAACATATCGTTGGCGAGCTTTTCCAGCGTCGCCTGATCAGCGTCGGTGAGATGCGGCAGGACGACGCGGGCCCGCGCCGGAAGCGATTGGAACAGCACGCGGCCGGAGCGCACAAGGCCCGACCACACCGCCTCGGCCTCGCGCAGCGAGATCAGTTGCCCGTCGAGTTGCTGGTACTTGAGTTCGGCGAGCTTCCGCTGCGCGTCCTTGAGCGCCGCCGAGGCCTTGACCACGTCGGTCCCGTCCGCGCCCCTACGCGAGCTGGCAAGCTCGCGCAGATGTAGGACCACGTTGCCAACTGAGCGCTCGAGGTCGAACCGCCCCGGCCCGGTACGAACGACGAGTCCCTCTTCGGCGTATTGCCGCACCTGGCGCGTCGAGCAGTTGAGCCAGCGCGCGAGCGTCGTCGCGTCGACCGAGTCGTCCACCGGCCTGACCGTCTTTTTCGCGATACTGCCGCCCTTTGTCATGCGTGTCAGGCTCTTGATCGTTCAGTTGATTGTCTCATCTTACGCGCGGCGCGCAACCCGGCTCGTTCCCGGTTGTCAGTCAGAGTTTGAAAGGTGACAAACCAACGTCGATTCGATTTGGTTTTGCAAAGCGTCCGCGATGACCGCCGCCCCATCAAGCGCCGGCCATGCTCATTTGGCGAAACGAGACATGTGGGTCATCCACCTCGCGCTGAGTCTGGCCGACTCTCTACGCCGCCATCATAGCCGGGATGTATTTCGCCCAAACTTGGCTCCTTTTCCCCGCTTTTTTCGCCAGGGCGACGCGGGTTCACCTTCCCGAATCGACGCAGCGTCTTAAAGTCAGGACGCCCGACGGTGAGAGCCTCGTGGGCCTGCGAATCCCAGGCATGGGAGTGAAAACTGACGGCGCGCCATCACTGCTGGGCTTTGGCGGCAATGCCTGGAACGCCAGGACCATGGTCCTCATATTGCACAGGCTCTTCCCCGATCGCAGTGTCATTGGGTTCCACTACCGCGGTTATAGGCCGAGCAGCGGCAGGCCCAGCGCTGAGGGGTTGCTCTCGGATTCGCTTGTGGTCTTCGACCATTTGCGGCAGGCGCAGGCCACCCAACCTATCATTACGGTCGGGTTCAGCATCGGCTCTGGCGTCGCTGCCTACGTCGCTCGGCATCGACCTGTTGAGGGGTTGATTTTGGTCACGCCTTTCGACTCGCTAGAGGCCCTCGCCCTAGATCTGTACTGGTGGGCTCCTGTCGGTCCGCTCTTCCGTCATCGCATGTCTACGATCGAGTTCGTTCGTGATTCGCTCGTGCCCACGGCTCTGCTGACGGCGGAGCACGACGCAGTCGTACCGAGGCGGCGCTGCGAGCCCTTGCGCGCGGCAATCCGGAACCTGGTGTTTGAGCGCGTGATCGCCGCAGGACACAACAACATCTATGACCGTCCTGCCTTCGCTGTGGCGATGCAAGAGGCGCTCGCAAGGATTGAAGCGATTTGAAAATCGGATCGCGCCGCGCCTCTCATCAAGTCGAACGCGAGTCGCTTCGGGATCTCAGCATCGATGACCTAGGTCGGACCTGAAGCGAATTTCGGGCCTGACCTGACATGTCCGGGGTCGACGCGTTCCGGCCGGAGTCGACGTAAAGCTGCCGTAGT